GCCGTCGGATCATGGACCGGTGCAACAATGTCGATCGAGTCGGCAGAGATGACCGTCGAGGCCGCAGGGATCGCAACCTGCTCCGTGGGCCTTACCGGTTCCGTAGTATTCGCCTAACCAACTAGCGAACGGGGAAACACCGCATGTATCCAAAAGTTAATTACATACGACCGGACCAAACCGAACCAACTAGCGTCGACTGCCTAGCCGCTGATGTAATGCTGGCAAATCGGTTATGCAATAACAGCCCCAAACTTGTGGATCTTTGCACCGTGGTCGCCTACATGGCCGAGCATGATGTCGAGCCTACGAAAATGGAACAGGTGAGCCGCTGGGCCCGGAAGGAAAAAATCTGGGCCGAGCAGGGGGAAACGCCGGACCCTACCCAAGCGGGACCGTCGAGCGATTGATGGTCCAACTAGCGCTCCACCTTCACCGGCCCGTTGAGGAGTTGGCAAGGATGGAACCTAGATTGTTAGCAACGTTCGTCGAGGAGTTGAGCAGCAGTGGCAATAGTTGAAGCCTACGTCGAGGGCTTAAACGAAGTGCTACGCGCTTTTAAAGCTTTACCCAAAGAGGCAAGCGCCGAACTCCGCCAATCATCCATGGAAATAGCCGATAGGCACATGGCCCCGGCATGGCGAAACGCCGCACTGTATTACGCGGGCCCGTGGGGCGAAGTCATCGCGAACAGTGTCAAAGTCAAGCGCGACCGTGTACCGGCCGTACAAATCGGCGGCAACCGCAAAGTCCTATCTGGTGGCGGTACCGCGACAATGGTTAGGGCGCCGTCCGACTTAGGACAATCAGGAAAATGGTACAAAAAAGAAGAAAGCGAAAGAAGTTTCGCACCCTTCGAACAAACGAATTGGATTAGTAACGTCCGGGGTTATCAGCCCGCAGCGCTCCGAGAATGGGGCGCGGCAGTTGACCGGATTGTCAAGAAATGGGACAGACTCTAGCCATGGCGAAAACACTCACCGTCTTTTTAGCGGCCGACGTTTCAAAACTAACCCGCCAACTTAACACGGCTAAAGGCGACGTCACCGGTTTTGGTAACGGCATAAACGGGCTCGGTAACAAACTGACCAACATGCTGGGCCCGGCGCTCATCGGCGCAGGAATAGCGGCCGGCGCTTTCGCAGTAAAACTAGGGGTAGACGGAGTAAAAGCCGCGCTGGAAGATGCCGCCTCGATCGACAAGCTAACCCAAACGCTAGAAAACCTAAACCTTGCACACCAGCTGCCAGAAGTAGAAAACGCGATATCCAAATTTGAGCGGACCCTAGGTTTAGCCGACACAGAACTCCGTCCCGCATATGATCGCCTCGTCCGGTCCATCGGCAACACCCAAGAAGCAACTCGGATACTCGGCATCGCTCTTGACGTATCTGCCGGATCAGGGAAAAGCCTCGACGCAGTAGTACAGGCATTAGGAAAAGCGTACGACGGCAACACCGCCGGCCTATCCAAATTGGGTGCAGGCATTGACTCGGCCACACTGAAAACCGGTGACCTGGACCTCATCACCAGCAAATTAGCGGCAACGTTTGGCGGACAGGCCACAACAGCGGCACAAACCATGGAAGGTCAACTCCGCGTCCTGCAAATCGCTGGCGAAAACGTTACCGAAGCGTTTGGGACCGGCCTGCTGGGCGCATTGGGCGACACAAACGACAAAACAACCGACCTTGTTTCGACCATGGAAGAACTAGAACCGGCAATAGCGAACCTTGGCGAAACCGTAGGGGAAACCCTCATCGGAGTACTAGACATTGCTAACGCGCTGATCGAATTGGACACCCGAGCAAATCAAGTCATCGACTCTTTTGGTCCCCTACGCTTCGTCGTCGACAGGCTATTTCCGACTACCAGAGCCCTAGAAATTGCCACTAACGCCGCATCATTTGCAATGGGCGCACTAGGTGAAGAAGCCGATGCCCTACCCTCGTCACTGTCCGGGACCGTTCTAGCCGCTCTGGATGGCAGCGCAGCACTAAAAAGCATGGCAATATCGGCCGGCATCCTTGACGACTCATTAAGTGAACTAGCCGACAAACCTTCACAAGCTTTCTACCAAGTACTAGCCCAAATCAACAAAGGCGCAGTGCAATCCAATTACTCATTAGACCGGTTCGATAAAACAGTTCAAAGCACCGGCAGCAGCGCCACCAGCACCGCGTCCAGTATCGAAAAACTTAACAAAGACCTAGATGAAACTAGCCCCGCCTACGACGCGGCAACGAAGCGCGTACAGCTTGCAACCGACGCCCTCGACGCCGAAACCCGCTCACTCGACGCCGCCACACAAAAACGGAAAGACTACGTAAACAGCCTGGTCGGTCAGATTACCGCAGGGTTTGACCTGGGCTCAGGGTTCGCCATGAAAGACGGCACAGTAGACGGGGCGGCATGGGTAGCCGGGGTCGAGGGCCAACTAGCGCAAACGGAATGGTTCGGAAACGTCCTCGAAGCCGTCAAACGATCCGATGCCACTAACGGCGAAGCCCTCGCCCAATACCTAGCTAAGCAAGGAATCGAGAAGGGCGCCGTGTGGGGACAGGCGCTACTCGATCAAGGCCTAGTTCCGACAATGGCCGCGAAACTGCAACAGGCCGTAGACAGCGCCGCCCTCGTAGCGACCGCTATGGCCGACCCATTTACCGCCGCCGGAGATATGGCCGCAATTAACACTCTTGACGGGCTCTCAAAAACCCTAGCCACGGAAAAGGAAAGCCTACGCCAAATCGGTAAAAACATAGGAAAACCGATCGGGGCACGGATTAAGGAAGAAATCGCGGAAGCCGTAGCCGAGGCGATAACGGCCGCCGCTGCTGCCCGCACATCCGCGCTCGCCGAGGTTACCGCCCGTGAAGCCGCCCAGAACGCCATAGCGGTCGAGCAGGCCACCGCCCAAAGTCTCGCCCGGCTTATCCGTAACAGTGACAACCGGGCAGGGCGCAACGTACAACCGGTGCTGGCATGACGTCCCCAATTACCCTTGTGGAGATAGCCGGGGTAGCCCTCGACCTATCCGACGTCGAATACACGGTTAACGTGCAACACGGCCGGAACGGGGTCACCAGTCAGCCCGAAGCCTCAACCGCCCAAATCACGATCCGGGGAACTTCCGGTGTAACAGCGCAAATGTCCGACCCCGTAGTTATACAGGCCTACGGTTTCGACCGGTTTCACGGCGAAATCTCGGACCTTACGATTACTCACCTATCGACGACTCCGCCGACCGCGATAACGACCGTTATTGCCATGGGCAACCTTTCAAAGCTAGGCCTACGGCAGACAACCGACACGACCTACCCCCACGAAACAGTGCGGGATAGGGCCGAGAAGATCCTTACAGACGGCGGACTCGCCTACCTAAACGGCGGCAGCGACACCCTAGAGCTGCACAGCCTAAGCAGCGCTCAGACAGAGTTAAAGCCGGTCCTAAACGCCCTAGCCGAATTAGCGGAATGGTCCGGCGCAACCTATTTCGACACCCCCGAAGGGCTCATTTCTTTCGAGTCCTACGGTAGCCGGGGAATAACCGCGTTCGCCGCCACATGGACAAGCCTTGTCCAGCCATGGACGTTCTACTCGCAATCGTGGGATTCGTTCCCTACAGAAATAGCGTCCTACGAGTTCCCATCAAATGGGGTTATTTGGTCCCCCACATGGACCCAAACCCTTGAAGCCCTAATAAACGACGTAACCGTTACCTACGGCTCGACCGGGGCCGTCGAGGAACAATCAGAAGACACAGCCTCGATCGCCCTCTACGGCCGCCGGGCTTACACCCTCGACACGCGCCTACGCAACAGCGGCGACGCCACAGCTAGGGCCGGATCTATCTTGACCGCCCAGGCTAACCCGCTTTGGAACATGGGCCAAATATCCGTCTACGTCGACCTATTGACCACCACGGACCGGGACCGGGTGCTCGCGCTAGTCAACGGCGCCACCGTCACGGTCCCGAACCTGCCCGAACCGGCGCCCTACTCATCGTTCCAAGGGATTGTCGAGGGATGGGGCGAAACGTACACACCAGGGCAGCACATCATCACTTTCAGCATCAGCGACCCGCGCTATTCGTATCAGACCGTTCCATGGAATTTGGTAGACGGGGCACTAGAATGGGGCGACGTCAACCCGACGGTCGCCTGGTACAACGTAGTCAACGCCGACGACCTACTCGCGGCTTAGGAAAGGCGGCACAATGGGCACGACACCGATTTACGGATTTCCCTATCCAGACCCGTCCGACCTTGTGGCGAACTACCCCGCTATGGGTCAGGACCTCGCCGAAGATATCGAGGCGGTATTGCCGACCCTCGGCGGGATATCACCCGTCCCCCCGACGACTATCGCCAATTCCGGCGGATCCGCCTCAACGACGGCCAACACGACCACTTTCACCACGGTCAACAGCATTAGCCTTAATGGAATTTTTACCGCGGACTACGCGAATTATCGAATAGTGATGAAAGTCCTCGCCAGTGCCAGCAACGCATTTCTTTTCCGATTGCGAGCCGCGGGGACAGATTCCTCCGGAAGCAATTACATTTACCAAAACATGTACGGATACAACGGCGCGAGCGTGGCGGGATCTGGCGCAGTGCCGGCAACTAGCGGCAGATTTGGCGCAATTTCGACTACTAACTGTTTGCTTACTGCCGACATAAGTAGCCCGCAAAAAACAGAAACCAAGTCCGCCACGGGGACAGTTGCACGCTGGACAGGATCCATCATGGAGATTTACACCGAAGGCAATTACATGGCACAGACGACGGCCTTCGACGGGATCACATTTTTTCCAGCTGCTGGAACAATGACGGGCACCGTGTCCATCTACGGTTACAAGGGATAAGGAAACCCATAATGGCTGACGTTATTGAGACCGATTACAGCACAAACCCGCCCACGATCACGGAACGGGATTTTACACCTGCCGAAGCCGCACAGCGCGACGCAGACGAAGCCGCCTATCTAGCGGAAAAAGCAGCTTTAGAGCAGTTAGCAGCAGAGCAAGCCGAAGCGACCGCCGCCGCTATCGCGCACGCTAAATCCCTCGGATTTACCGACGCCATGATCGCCGTCATGTACCCAAACCTAGGAGCGCAAAGTGAGTGAGCCAACGATCGAGGAAGTCGTCGAGGTCGAGGAAGTGAAGCCGGCAAAAAAGGCCGCCAAAGCTAAGCCGGCACATGCACCCTCACAAACCGACCGCGCCCGGGCTATCGCCCTAGCCAAGATCGAAGCCGCGAAGCGTTGACCGATGACATTCGATCAACCGGCCGACCTTGTGCCGATCATCCTTATCGGCTCGGCAATACTGGCCGGCCTAATTTGGCTTATCCGCGCTCAAATTTTTATGCAGCGGGAATTTAAGCCTAACGGCGGATCGAGTATGCGGGACGCCATGAACCGGATCGAGAAAGACGTCCGGGACGTCCGCTATCGCATGGATAAGCACATCGACAACCACAACGCCTAGGAGACACATGGAACGCCTAATGACCCGGCAGGTCCGAAAGTACCTCTACGGTGTGACAATCGCCGCCGTGACCGTTCTAGTGGCCTATGACGTCATCTCGGGCGAAGCGGCCCCGCTATGGCTCGCCCTAGGTGCGGCCGTACTCGGGATCGTCGCACCTGCTACCGCGATCACGCACATGACCCCGGCACCGTCAGACATTGCGGACAGCCCGGAACCGATCGCCGGGGACCGGTTCTAATGGCCCGCCTAGTAGCCGCCGGTGTAACGCTCCGAGCCCAGATTAATAAGCGCTGGCCGACTCGCGAAAAGGCGTCGGATGGGTGGATCGGTGACCGGGCACATGCCGCCCGTGGATCTAAGTCGGATCACAACCCATTAAACGGATATGTCTATGCGCTTGATGTCGACGCCGATCTTTTAGGTCCGGGCAAAAAGGCACGCTCCCGAAAAGTAGCCCAGGAATTAGCGGACCAAATCATCGATTACGCCCGATCAGGTGAACCCGGTTCCGAGCGAATCAAATACGTTGTGTTCGCTGATCACATTGCAAGCGGCACCTATTCCAAGCAATTTTGGACGTGGAGAAAAGGATCGTGGGGGCACCTCGATCACATTCACATAAGTTTCACGGATGTGAACCCGGTCACGGGCCGGCGCAAGTTCCCCCTACCTATCTTTAATCAAAAGTAAGACACGCCCAATTTCATTACCGCGCAAACCGCGCGCGACGG